CACTATGAAGAAATGCTTAAAAGGTTTTATGAAGTTACCAGAGACAAGAGAGAAGGTATTTATTCAACAAACTTATCTGCTGATGAATTAAATTATATCATTGACAAAAAATAATCTTACGAACTGCTACAACAATGTGGCAGTTCTTTTTATATCCCAAAACAACAAAAAAACCGAGGTGAGGTGAATGCCGAATGAGCAGAATTTAATAGTTCCAAGCTCGAGTGAAGCTCGAAAAAAATGGTGCAAAAGGCGGTAAAAAATCAGGCGAAGTCCGCAGGCGTAAAAAGACTATGAAGCAGGTAATGGACTTCCTGCTTGAACAGCCTGCCAATACCAGAGCAGACTATGAGTTCCTCATTGAGCAGGGCATTGACCTTAACAGCCTTGACCCTGACTTCATAAATAATATGCTTCTTGTGAATGCGGCTCTTATGGCAAGGGCTAAGCAAGGGGACGTTGCGGCGGTGAAAGAGCTGCGTGACATTATCCGTGATGACGATATGCTCAAACATAAGATAAAATACGATAACGCAAGGCTCAGGCTTGAAAAACAAAAGCTTGAGCCTGTTTCTATGCCTGATAAGGTGTACAGCGGTATCCCTGCGAGCCTTGTCGCTCCTACGTTCTCGCCTGTCCTGTTCGATATTGCAGAGCAGGAACATTCCGAGTATGTTTTCCCTGGCGGACGTGGTTCGACTAAATCTTCATTCTGCGGTCTGAACGTTATCGACCTGCTTATGAAGAACGAGAATATGCACGCCTGCATCCTGCGTTCTGTGGCGAATACTCTTAAAGACAGCGTTTATTCTCAGATACTCTGGGCAATATCTGCACTTGGTCTTGATGATGAGTTTGCCTGCACAAAGTCGCCCCTTGAGATCACACGCATTTCAACAGGGCAGAAAATATACTTTCGTGGTGCTGATGATCCGCACAAGATAAAATCTATCAAGCCACCTTTTGGCTATATCGGCATCGTGTGGTTTGAGGAGCTTGACCAGTTCGGCGGTGAAGAAGCTGTGCGAACGATAGAACAGTCTGTTATAAGAGGCGGCGAGAGAGCATATAAGTTCAAGTCTTTCAACCCTCCGAAGTCGGCTCAGAACTGGGCGAATAAGTACATCAAAGTGCCGAGAGCGGACAGACTCGTTACCGAAAGCACTTATCTAACTGTGCCGAAAAAGTGGCTTGGCAAGCCTTTTCTTGATGACGCCGAATTTCTCAAAGGAACCAATCCCACTGCCTATGAGAACGAGTATATGGGCGTTGCAAACGGCACAGGCGGTAATGTTTTCGATAACGTCCTCATAAGAGAGATAACCGACGACGAGATAGCGCAGTTCGATAACATCTATAACGGCGTTGACTGGGGCTGGTATCCCGACCTTTACGCTTTTGTCAGAGTGCATTATGCCCCTGCTCAGCACACGCTGTTCATATGGCAGGAATACACCTGCAACAAAACAAAGAACATTGATACCGCAAAGCATTTGCTGGAGCTTGGTATCACAGCAAATGACCTTATCACCTGCGACAGTGCAGAGAATAAATCTGTTGAGGATTACAGAGCATACGGCTTGCTTGCGAGAGGCGCAGAGAAAGGTCCTAACAGCAGGGAGTATTCATATAAGTGGCTGCAATCTCTGCGGAGTATCGTTATAGATAACAAGCGTTGTCCTGTGGCTTGCGAGGAGTTCATCAACTGCGGGTATGACAGGGATAAAGAGGGCAACGTTATAAGCGGCTATCCCGACGGCAATGACCACGTTATCGACGCCGTTCGGTATGCAATGGAAAGAGTATGGAAAAGGCGGGGTCAGTAAGCTATGGGCATTATTTCAAAAATAAGGGAGTGGATAAGCAGAATGCTTTCAAAGTCAGATATAAAGGGCGTTTACGGCATTGATATCGCCGTGACGGACAGTATGATAAGAGCTATCGACAAGTGGGACAGAATGTATGCAGGCAAGGCAGCACCCAAGGGAGTTCACTCTCTGCGGCTTGAACACGCTGTTGTGAGGGAGTTTGCAAACACGGCTATCAATGAAATGGCCTTAAAAGTTTCCAACGATAAGCTTGATGCCATAATGAAAAACGTCCTTGAAAACCTCAACAAAAATCTGCAAAGAGGTCTTGCAACAGGAGCAATGATAATAAAGCCGCTGGGTGCTGATAAGGTGCAGTATGTTCCACAGTCGCAATTTATTCCTGTGGAGTATGACGTGAACGGCAGGCTTATAAAGGTCATTTTCCCTGAGATAAAACGCATGGGCGATAATGATTACCGCATAAGGCTTGAATATCACGCTCTGGACTATGAAAAAGGACTGACTATCACAAACAGGGCTTTTCGCTCCAATGACGGCGTGTCTCTTGGTGCTGAGATACCTCTCACGGCTGTTTCAGAGTGGGCGGAGCTTATCCCTAAGATAGCCTATCCTCTTATGCTGCGACCCTCTTTTGGCTATTATGTCAATCCTATCGACAATACAGTTGACGGTTCACATTCAGGCGTATCAGTGTTCGCAGGGGCGGAAGAAGTCATAAGAAAAGCTGATATCCAATTCGGCAGGCTCGATTGGGAGTTTGAATCGGGAGAGCGTGCAATAGACGTTGACGAGGCTGTGTTAAGACCTGTGACAGACCCGTTCACAGGTAAGAAGCGTGCAGAAATGCCTAAGCTCAATGAACGGCTTTTCAGAGGGGTAAACGTGTCGGCTGGCACGAGCGGTGACTTTTATCACGAGTTCTCACCGCAGTTAAGACAGGCTGATTTTATCGCAGGACTTGAAGAATACAAGCGTGAGATAGAGTTTGCTGTGGGGCTGTCCTATGGGGATATTTCAAACCCTCAGACAGTTGATAAGACGGCAACGGAGATAAAGTCATCAAAGCAGAGAAAGTTCGATACTGTCACGGCGATACAGAATAACCTCCGTGTCTGCCTCGAAGACCTCTGCTATTCGCTGGCGTTTTATAATGGGCTTACTCAAAGCGGTTATGACCTGTCTGTGAACTTTGAGGACAGTATCCTTGCTGATGATGAAACAAAGCGTGCAAGCGATCGTCAGGACGTTTCTATGGGCATTATGCCCCTGTGGGAATACCGAATGAAATGGTATGGTGAGGACGAGGAAACGGCTAAGAAAATGACCTCCGACAGCGCCGCAGAGGTGATAGAATAATGCTCAAAGCAAGCGAGATAGAGCGAGTTTCAATGGTTCTTGACAAGTCCCTGCGTGACCTTGAAATGCAGATAATGGAGGATATTGTCCGCAGGATAAAGATAAACGGCGAGATAACACGTTCGGCGGATTGGCAGATATACAGGCTTCACGAGCTTGGAATGAGCAAGCGTGAGATAAAGAAAGCCATAGCCGATAACCTTGATCTCTCCAAAGCTGAGATAAAGCATCTGTTCAAAGATATCCTGCGAAAAGGCTATGAATGGGACGATAGCATATACAAGACCAAAGGCAAAGCACGGATACCCCTTGAAGAAAATGAGGGCCTGCAAAGGCTGCTGTCGGCTGTATCGGAGCAGACTTCGGGGGAGCTTAAAAACATATCTCAGTCACTCGGATTTGCAGTAAAACAGCCCGACGGCAAACTTAAATTCACGCAGGCGGCTGACTTCTATCAGCAGAACCTTGATAACGCCATAATGGGCATAGCAAGCGGAGCGTTCGATTATAACACGGTCATAAAGAAAGTCATTTCGGATATGACGAACTCAGGTCTTCGCACTGTGGACTATGCCACAGGCTGGAGCAACAGGGCAGACGTAGCCGCAAGGCGTTCGGTGATGACAGGGCTTTCACAGCTGACCGCAAAAATGAATGAGGACAACGCCAAAGAGCTTGGCACCGACTATTTTGAAGTCACTTGGCACAGCGGAGCAAGACCCTCTCACCAAGAATGGCAGGGCAAGGTCTACAGCAAAAAAGAGCTTGAAACTATCTGCGGTCTTGGTACTGTGACAGGTCTGTGCGGAGCGAATTGCTATCACGATTATTACCCCTTTATCCCCGGCATATCTGAGCGTTCCTACACAGACGAGGAGCTTACACAGATGAATGCAGAGGAGAACAAGCCTGTTAAGTATGGTGATAAAGAGTACACAAAGTATGAAGCTTTACAGCGGCAAAGAAAGCTTGAAACTGCAATGAGAGCTCAGCGACAGAAGATACATCTTCTTGAAGAGGCAGGTGCTGATGAGGAAGATATCATCAACGCACGCTGCCGATATCGTGGCACTTCTCAGGAGTACACGAGGTTTTCAAAAGCAATGGGTCTGCCTCAGCAAAGAGAGCGTGTGAACGCCGACGGACTGGGGAATATCGGGGTTGGAAAAACCAAGATAGACTTGACGCAAAAAGATTATAGTGATATAATTGATATGAAAGGTAAGATGTCTGATATAGACGTGCGAAAGTGGTATAGACACCATAACAAAAATATCCCTCAGCTTATCGACAAAAGCAAATCTATTGAAGAACAGGCAAGGCAAGCTTGTGAACTGCGTAACAAATATCGCTTTCAGGCAAGAGAGTTAATGGAAGATCAAAAAGCTCGTAAAACCCTTGACCAGACCGAACCTATCATTTCTTTTGAAGACTTGGTATCAAATAAAATGGTACGAAAAAACATGAGCAGAGAAGATGCTGTAGCAGACACTTTGAAGACCGCTGTAAAAACACGAAGATCAGTAGATAAAAGGTATGGATTGGAGGATCGCAATGAAAAAATATGAATACAATATTTGCACGGCTGCGGACAAAGAAATTTTTGATAAGCAATGTGCAGCATTGGAAAAGCATATTCCAGGCATTGAACGGTCCGATATGCTGACAGATGTTGACGGCTCACAAACGCAGATATATGAATTAAACGGAAAGAAGATAATCGTACACAACAGTTATTATATTGACGCTGTGTACATTGATTCAGAAGTTGAACTTACAGAGTATTTCAAATGATAATTTTACCGCTTGACTAAGGTCGGGCGGTATTTTTATACCCAAATATCGGAACCAAGCACCTTAACGGGTGCTTTTTTCATACCATTTCGTCCTTGATATGACGTTAAACTGTCAGACTTTCACACCGCAGACAGAGCGGTATATAAGCTATGTAGAAAGGACAAACATATGAAAAACATTTTTGAGATCCTTGCCGCCCTGGGTATCGTTATCCCTGAGGACAAGAAACAGGACATCACAAAACAGGTGGCAGAGAATTATAAGACTGTGGCTGAGTTTGAAAAGGTGAAAAGCCGCCTTGAGGTGGAGCGTGATAACTATAAGGACAGCCTTGATACCGCACAGAACTCTCTCAAAGAATTTGAGGGCGTGGACGTCAAGGAGCTTAACGGCAAAGTCGCACAGCTCACCGCTGACCTTGCTAAGAAAGATACCGAGTATCAGGCGAAGATATCTGATATGGAGTTTGACGCTGCCCTTGATAACGCTATCTCGGCAAGTAAGGCAAGAAACGTCAAGGCTCTTAAAGCTTTGCTTGATGTGGAAACTCTCAAGGCTTCCAAAAATCAGGCTGAGGATATCAAGACGGCTATCGAGAACGTGAAGAAAGATAACGATTATCTTTTTGAAAGTTCCGAGCCTATCAAGAACCCGGTTGCTCCCACAGGGACGCCTGCCGCAGGTGAAGTGAGCAAGGAAACCTTTGCAAAAATGGGGTATATGCAGAGGTTGGAACTTAAACGAACAGACCCCGAAAAATACGAACAGTTGAAAGGATAGGATATTATGAAAATGACAAATGGCATTAGAATTTCTATGCAGTATTTCGCAGAGCAGACAAAGATCACCGACCTTATCGACCCTGAGGTAATGAGTGATATGATCGACGCAAAGATAGAGTCTAAGATAACTGTATCTCCCTTTGCGAAGATAGACAGAACGCTTGTTGGCGTGCCTGGCGATACTATCACAGTGCCGCAGTACAAGTATATCGGCGATGCAGTTGATGTTGCAGAGGGCGTTGAAGCCGAAACTGTCAAGCTTGAAACAGACTCTACTCAGGCTAAGGTAAAGAAAGCCATGAAAGTGGTGGAGATAACCGACGAGGCTCTTCTCAGCGGCTATGGCAATCCTGCGGGTCAGGCGACTTCACAGCTTGCAATGTCTATCGCTTCTAAGGTGGACGCAGACAGCATGGACGCACTTATGAAAGCTCAGCTCATCTATGACGGCTCGGCTTCTGTTATCTCTTACAGCGGCATTGTTGACGCTGTTGACAAGTTCAATGAGGAGCTGAACACCGAAAAGGCTATGTTTATTAATCCTCATCAGAACTCACAGCTTAGAAAGGACCCGAACTTCATTTCTGCCGATAAGTATGACGGCAATGTGATCATGACAGGCGAGATAGGCAAAATAGCGAACTGCCGTATCGTTCCGTCAAAGAAAGTTTCACTTAACGAGGCTATCCCAGAACAGTATGTGAGAGTTGACAGCGATGCAGAGGGTGCAAAGGAAGTTGTTGCGGACAGCACAGCTTCACCAACTGCTTCACAGATAAAGCTCGGCTCAGTAACGCCTTGTGCAGATGGCTACACTCCAAAGGTGGGTGACTATGTTGTAAAGAACGCCGCTGTCAAGGCTGGCACTTTCTACATATGCCCTATCATCAAGCTCAACGCTGATACTGAAACAGAGGACGAAACATCAGCTCTGACTATCTACCTCAAGCGTGACACCAACGTTGAAACAGAGAGAAGAAGCACAAAGCGCTGCACAGATATATCTGCTGACAAGCATTACACTGTGGCTATTTCAGACCAGTCAAAGGTAGTGCTTGCAAGATTCAAGAAGTAAAGAGGTGCGGCAGTATGAAAGCATATGCAAGCGAGAGCTATTATATAGGCGTTTATCTTTGCGGCAAAGAGCCTGACATATCTGCCGCTTTTGACTTCTATGCAATGCAAGCCACAAGCCTTATGAAGCAATATACCCTTGACAACGTTGACGAGAACGATATCCCCGAAGAAGTGAAAATGTGCTGCTGCGAGCTTGCGGAGAATATCTTCAAGGCAGAGCAGGAGGGCGGCACTCAGGGGGTGTCTTCCGAAAGCGTTGGAGGCTGGTCAAAGTCATATGAAAACTCAGATATCCGCAGACAGAACGCTGACAGAGCCGTTCACGATATCGTGTACAAATGGCTCAGCGGAACAGGGCTGCTTTACAGAGGGGTGAGATAAATGCTTGCAAACAGCGATTGCACGGTGTATCTTTTCGACAAGCAGACAGAGGGATTTGTGCGGAAGTATGCAGAGAAAGTTTACTGGTGTGAGAATAAGTCGGGAAGTATCGTGAAAAGCGGTATGCAGACCTCAGACAGCACAAGGGTGTATTTCTATGACGATAATGTGCCGAAAACCCCTGCAAAGGATATGCTTGTGAGAGGAAAGTGCGAGTTTGAGTTCGATAATCAAACGCCGCAGAGCATATCTGAGAGCATGAAAATGTTCCGTGCGGAGTATGACTTTGTTACGGTAATGAGCATTGATGATTATATGTTCGGCGGTCTGCCACATATGGAGGTGAGCGTGAAATGAAGATAGGTCAGCCTATGGACAGCAGAGCTATCACTTGGGATAAGTCCTTTGCAGGCAAGTATTCAGAACGCTTTGATAAGGCTCAAAAGTTCATTGACGCCGAGTGCATAAGGCATATGGTGAAGTATACACCTACCCTCAGCACTAATCTGAGAAAGTCTGCCACGAGAGGCACAAAAATAGGCAGCGGCAAGATACAGTATCTTGCACCTTACGCACGCTATCAGTATTACGGCAAGCTTATGGTATCCTCTGTTACAGGCTCGTCTTACGCCCGACATGGAGAAAAGAAAGTGCTGACGGACAAAGACCTTGTTTACAGCACTTTTAAAGAGCCACTTGCCGGCAAGCTTTGGTTTGAGCGAATGAAAGCCGACAAGAAACAGCAGATACTCAGAGGAGCGGCGGCGATAATGGGAGGCAAAGCGAAATGAACATAATCGAGCTTGTGAAAGATATCTTGCAGCAGTTTCCAAAAATATCGGAGGTTTGCAACGATATCCATATCGACTTTACCGATGATACGCCAACAAATTACGGCTTGTCCTCAACAGGCGACAGCCTTATAAGCTCTGATATTCTGGGCGGACAGACAAGACAGCATAACTTCATTCTCTATGCGGTGTATCAGTCTATGAATGATTTTGACCGAATGTCAAACAGCGGTGTGCTGCTTGAATTGCAGATGTGGCTTGAAAGCTATGCAGACAAGCACCGAGATACCACGTTCACTACCATAACAGAGGACGAGGAAAGGACAGGCGTTCTTGAAAAGCTCACCTGTGCAAACGGAATGATATATGCAATACCAAACGAAAACACAAACGATACTGTGCAGTATCAATTGCAGATAGCGGCACAGTATCAGATATAAAAGGAGAAAAACATATGCCTGATTATTCATACAAGAGCGGAAAGCTCAACAGAAGTCATCTTCTGCATTATCTTGACACTACATTCGCAGCGGTCGCCTCATCACCAAGCTGGTATCTTCTTGGTAAGGACGTTGAGGACGCAAGTGTGGCACTCAACCCTGACACTTCCACAAAGAAGAATATCCTTGATGAAACCACAGTTGAGGACAACGGCTATGAGCCTGAGTTCGACCTTGACACATTCTATGCAAAGCCCGGTGACGCACTTTACGAAAAGCTCAAGGATATCATGATGAATCGTCTTACGGGCGACGCCTGCAAGACAAGCGTGCTTGAGGTCATTGTTGACAAGACCACGGGTGCGTATGACGCATGGACGGAAGATGTCATAGTCAAGCCGCAGTCTTATGGCGGACCGCAGGGTGGCGTAAATATCCCGTTCAACTGCACCTTTGCAGGAAACAGAGTGAAAGGCTCTGTCACTTTTGCGGCAGGCGTGCCAACGTTTGCAAAGACTACGGAAGAATAAACTATATGACAAACATATGAAAGCACTTCGTTCAGAGTGGAGTGCTTTTTGTTTGCCATAATACAGAAAGGACGATAGAAATGTCAATGCAGTCAATAAATTTTAACAGCGACAATTACAAAGAGTACGCTATAAACGGTGACGAGAACAGAGTGATAAGGATAAACGTGTCAGACGTTGGTATCATCACTAGGATACAGGACGCTATGAGCAAGGCTGACAATATCGCAGAAGAAGTGTCAGAACGTGAGAAGAATGAGGACAGAACTCAGCTTCTCAAAGAGTATGACCAGCGTGCAAGAGAAATGGTCAATGACATATTTGGAAGCGATGTGTGTACGGCGGCGCTCGGAAGCGTGAACGTGTTCTCTGTGGCTTCAAACGGCAAGCCTGTGCTTGTGAACTTCCTTGAAGCGCTTCTTGTGGTGGTGGTGCAGGAGATAAAGTCAGCACAGACGGCGGCTCAGATAAAGCTTGAAGAAAAGGTGGAGAAGTACACCGCACCTGTTATCGCTCATCAACATATTGCTCAGCCTGCGGTCAACGTGGCGGAGCTTTCTGACGAGGACAAAAAGGCTCTGCTCAGGGAGTTGCTGAAATGATAGGCAGTTTGCCAACAGCCCTTGAAATAGACGGCAGAGAGTATGCCATACGCTCGGATTTTCGAGTAATCCTGCAGATCTATTCAGCCTTTGCAGACCCTGAACTTGACGAGCGTGAAAAGTGCTATGTGTGTCTTAAATGCCTTTACGCTGAGGATATCCCACGAGAGCATTTGCAGGAGGCTGTCAACAAGGCTTATTGGTTTGTGGGCGGTGGAGATGTTCCCCAGGAGAGCGTTCAGCCTGCAAAGACTATTGATTGGGAGCAGGATGAGAGTATTATTTTTCCTGCGGTGAACAAGGCGGCAGGCTTTGAAACGAGGACGGTAAAATATCTTCATTGGTGGACTTTTCTTGGCTATTTCAATGAGATAGGCGAGGGGCTTTTTTCGTCTGTTATAGGCATACGGCAAAAGCTTAACAAGGGCAAAAAGCTTGAAAAATACGAGCAGGAGTTTTACAGAAACCACTGCAATATGATAGACCTTAAACGAAAGCTCTCAGCAGAAGAGCAGAGGGCTGAAAACGAGGACAAAGAGTTTTTGAAACAACTGACGGGAGGTGAATGACAATGGCTGACGGGTGCTTGAATTTTGACACCAACATAAACAGCGAGGGCTTTGAAAAGGGCTTGAAAAGCCTTTCTGATATGGTGGGGGATATCAAGCCAAAGCTTAAAAGCCTTGCAATGGCTGTGACGGCTGCATTCTCCGTCAAGAAGCTTGTGGACTTCGGCAGGCAGTCAATAGAAACAGCCTCAGATCTTGCGGAAGTTCAGAACGTTGTTGACACGGCTTTCGGAGAGTCCAAGCAGAAAATGGAGGACTTCGCTGACACGGCTGTTAAGACCTATGGCATTTCAAAGCTCACCGCAAAACAGACAGGCTCAAACTTCATGGCTATGGCGGCAGGAATGGGGCTTGCCAATGACAGTGCAAGCGATATGGCTATGGCTCTTACAGGGCTGTCGGCGGATATGGCGTCATTTTATAATGTCGGTCAGGACGTGGCAAGCACGGCGCTGAAATCAATTTTTACAGGCGAAACTGAGACCCTCAAACAGTTCGGTATCGTTATGACGGACGCCAACTTGCAGGCGTATGCGCTTTCAAAGGGTATAACGAAGTCAACTGCTGATATGTCGCAGGCTGAAAAAGTCCAGCTGAGATACAACTACGTTATGTCACAGACGGCTCTTGCTCAGGGGGACTTTGCAAAGACTTCTGACAGCTGGGCAAACCAGACAAGAATACTTTCTGAACAATGGAAAGAGTTCGGAGCAACTATCGGCACTGTGCTGATGAACGTTCTTCTGCCTGCTGTCAAGGCGATAAACAGTCTGCTTTCACAGCTCATAGCTTTGGCACAGGGGGCAGCGAGGGCACTTTCAGAGGCGTTCGGTTTTGAACTAAGCAACAGTGCAGACAAGGCTCAAAGCATAGTGAAAAGCACCTCTCAGGCGGCGGATAATTACAGCGATATAGCCGACAATGCACAGCAGGCTCAGGAGGCACAGGAAGGCTCTCTTGCAAGCTTTGACCAGATGAACAAGCTGAATGATGAGAGCAAGTCAGACAGCACTGGGGTCAGCGGAGCTGGGGAGATAATGCAGCCTTCCGGGACTAGCGTTGAGGTGGATACGGGTAAGGCAGATAAAAAGCTGTCTGACTTTTTCACATCAGTGAGAACTCAGTTTGAAAAGCTTGCAGACTATCTTGATAAGAATTTTAAGCCTATTTTCGCCGATATATGGAGCGGACTTGAAAGAGAGAGCATTGAACTTGTTCAGATACTCGGCGGAGTTTTCAGCGATATAAAGTCGCTTTCCGAGCCGCTCAAAGCTTATTTTATAAACGATTTTACACCGCTTATGCAGACCGCTTTCAGCACGCTTGGCAAGATAGGCATAGGACTTTTTGACAGCTTCAACAAGGTGTTTTCTGATATCTGGAATGTGGCAGTGTTCCCTATACTGCAAAACTTCCTCACTGTAGGATTACCCCTAATGGCGGATTTTGGCACGCAGGTATGGAACACGCTAGGCGTACTGTTTGACAACATAAAAGAGATCTTCGATACCTTGTGGAACGGCGTTGCACAACCTGTGTTGAACGCCTTGAAAACACTGTGGTGCGATACTTGGCAGAGCATTTCAGACTTTTGGAACGAGTGGGGACAGCCTATATTTGACGGCATAAACGAGGGTATAACCACCACAAAGAACGTATTCCTCAACCTGTGGGAAACAGTCTTGAAACCTGTGTTTGACAAGCTCATGGACGTGGCTGACAGCGTTTGGACGGAGCACTTGAAACCTCTGCTTGATGAGTTTCTCGACTTTGTTGGAACACTTATCACAAGCGTTCTGAGCATTTACAACAAAGCCATAGCACCTGTTGTGAACTGGCTTGTGAGCATACTCGGACCGATAGTCAGCAGTGTGCTTGGTAAGATAATAAAGATAGTGGGCAATGTCATAAGCAATATAATTGACGCCGTGAAGAACATCATTTCAGCACTTAAAGGCGTTGTGCTGTTCATAGCGGGAGTGTTCACCGGTGATTGGAAAAAAGCTTGGCAGGGTGTAAAGAAGATTTTCAAAGGCGTATGGGACGCACTTGTTGACATAGCAAAAACACCTATTAATTTGATAATCGGGCTTATAAATGGTCTGACAGGTGCAGTTGAGGACGCTTTGAATTGGATAATCGACGGCATAAACGAGCTGAGCTTCACAACACCTGATTGGCTTCCCGGTGATCTTGGCGGTCAGACATTTGGCTTTGACCTAAGCCAAATTGATATCCCCGAAATACCCAAACTTGCCCAAGGTGCAGTAATACCGCCGAACTCTGAGTTTCTTGCAGTTCTGGGCGATCAGAAGCGTGGTACGAATATTGAGGCACCGCTTGATACTATCACACAGGCTGTTTTGCAGGCTCTTGTGTCATACGGCGGAGCAGGGGGCAACCAGAAGATAAGCGTTACCATACCGCTTACGCTCAACGGCAGGACTATCACACAGATAGTTATTGATGATATCAACGACTATATCAAACGCAACGGCAGGTCGCCAATAAGGGCATAGGAGGTGCAGAAAATGAAAAGCAGAGGACTTATATTCGGCAGCGAAAGGGTCGCCACACCTGCGGAAGTGAGCTTTACAAACAACAAGATATGGTCGAACAATGCAGGGCGAACGGCTAACTGCAAAATGGTGGGCGATATAAGAGCCATAAAGAAAACTGTCACGTTGAAATGGTATCATCTCACAGGTGAGGAGACGGCAAAGCTCAATGAGTATATCTCCAACGTTGACAGTCCGTTTTTCAGTATCACGCTCCTTGATGAGACATTTCAGGAAAGCACTTTTGACGTTTACGCAGGTGACCCAACTTATGAGGTTTTTGGCTGGGACGAGAACAAACAGTTCTGCAAAGGCGTTGCGGTGGACTTGATAATGCAGTAAGGGGGCGTTTGAATGTACAAAACAGGGGAGCTTGTGGCACAGCGTATCGAGAGCTATTGCCGTACTTGGAGGTTGTGGATAGAGAATGCAGAGGACATTATATCAGGCGACAGCATTATGTCAGCTGATAGCTCCATGCAGGCAACAAGCCTTTCCGATGACATCGAGCTGGGTGCCGTGTGTTCGCAATCGTGGAACATGACCATAAGTGACACTGAAACAGCGTTTCTTGGTAAGGAGTATGACACATATCTGTATCTCGTAGACTACGAAACTAGCGGCATACTTTCAGACGAAAAGATACCAATGGGGCGTTTCACCTGCGTAAAATCAAAGAAATCGGGCGGCAGTGTTCAGCTGACAATGGCGGATAGGCTGTATTTCTCGGACAAACCGTATGTACCACACATACCTATGCCGAACTGGAATAAAGCAGTCGAAGACGACATTTGCAGACAGCTTGGTTTGCAGAATGGAAATGATTATACGGAAGTCAGGTTACTGCGTGACAAGGACGGCAGACGGTTGATAGATAAGAACGGCAAGGTGCTGTACTCAAAGTATTTCTATTTCAAGGTCAGCTCATTGCCAAAGGACGTGACCATGCGACAAATGCTGTCCTATTTGGCTTCTGCTCAGGGGCAGTTTGGGTATGTTGACAGGTATGGGAAGTACGTCCGAAAGTGGTATGGCAAACCGGTGAAAACGCTTGATAACAACACAATAGACCTGCCTACGCTGTCTGAAAGGCAGAATGTGATAGTGGGCATTATCTGCAAAGTGAGTGATGATGTAACGCTGTCGCTTGGTGTGACAGATACAACACGAGGGCGTGTGCTGGAATTTGAAAACCCATACATGACAGAGTCTTTGCTACAATCTCTGTGGCGCAGGATAGGAGGCTTTTCGTGGTATACTACAGAATTGTATCACAGATTAGGCGATCCACGTTTCGACATAGGTGACGTGGTGACCTATGACAGCGGTACAGACAGCTATGACATACCGATAACAAATTTAGGATTTACCTTTGACGGCGGACTTTCAGCAGACATTTCTGCGGTAGGTCTGAGCGTTGAAGAACAGCTTTAAGGGGGCGAGATAATGGCTGATGATTTGACATTGGCACAGGATATCACTGAGAACGATTATCCTATGCAACACGCAGGCGAGGAAATCGATGAGATATTGAGCCGAGCCGGCAAGATACACTATGGCACTGTGGAATACAAGATGACGAAAGCGAATCCACTGATGCAGATACCACTTGGACTGACCTTTGCACCTAAACAGGTAATAGCAACGCTACGGCAGACAGCCGCACCAACACCATATCAGAACTACTGTACCCACGTTAGTGGTTCGGGAAAGTCGTACTATCTGAACGTCTGCATGGGATCTAATAACGGGTCAACAGTGGGAAATGTGCCAACAGGAACATACTATGTTGACTACATTGCAATAGAGTAAAAAGGGGTGATTAAATGACGATAACATTAAATGCAGATTATGACGTAGCCCTAAGCACAGCCCTGCTGGGCTATGTCGGTGAAACTAATGCCCGTCCTGTGTCTGTTGAGGGCATGGAGATAGACGGCGCAGACCGCTATGTGCTGACTATCGACTACGGCGATGGCGTTCAGTATGAGGTCGATATCACAGGCGGCACATGGACGCCAACGGCAGATATCTTGCGGTCAGCGCAGACAGTCAGCTGCCAGATAGCGGCGAAGAAGCTGTCAGGCAATGAGTATATTTTGGTAAAAAAATCACGAATTTTTCGACTGCGAATAGGGGCGGCTATAGACGATAATGCTGTGCCGTCACCTGACGTGGCTATGGATGCGTTAGACCGCATAGACGCCATAGGCAGACAGGCGCACGCAGATATGCAGACAGCTGTCACCGCCGCAGACACGGCGACAACAGCGGCAGAGAACGCAAAAAAATCTGCCACAGCCGCAGAGAAATCAGCAGACACGGCAACGCAAGCAGCAAGCCGTGCTGGAACAGCACAGACATCTGCAGAAACGTCCGCTACGCAGGCTGAAACGGCTAGGCAGGGTGCAGAAACTGCACGTGCTGAGGCGGTCACAGCACAGAACGCCGCTAAGGTATCCGCAGCCCAAGCATCAACGGCAGCACAGCAGGTCGAAGCCGACAAGACAATAACGGCAGGCTATGCTAAAACCGCAAAGACCTGCGCTGACAGCACTACGGCAGACAGTCAGGCGGTGCAGACGTTGGCAGAACAGGTGACAGCCGATAAGGCTACAGTGGTAGAAAACGCCGCTAAGGTTGCAGAGGACAGAGCAGCCGCTGAAACTGCCGCGCAGACAGCACAGGCGGTGGCTGACAGCCTGCCAGATGACTACACTACAGCGGTCGGGAAAATCGCTGAAAATACGGCTGAAATTTCTGCGGTAAAGCTGACGGATAAAGAATTGACAAGACGTGTAAATGCACTGTACGACATTGGTCAGGGTGTGACGCATAAATTTGAAACCGACAGTGATACGGCATATGTCAAGACTATTCCTACGGGGGCGAAGCTGATGTCGGTGAAAAATATTGGTGGTAGGTCAATCGTGTGGAATCAGCTATGCGATACTGTTTTAGATAATTTTTCTGACACTGTAAGTGCTGTATATCACGAATACGGCATTTGTAAATTTACAGCAAACGTCGGTGATAAAATATGCATTTATTCAGGGGGTATTAATGGCACATACGCAGCTAATGGCGCATATGTAGCAGGATTCATAGGTTCGGCGTATATTGAATTTTTTGGGAAACAAATCGTGCAATGTACGGAAAATGGGAACTGCATAGTATATTTGCGATTGAGGGGAGGTGGAAGCACATATAGCAATGTTTCTGTTCGTCCTGAATTTTTCAATTTAACAAAAATGTTCGGTTCGGGCAACGAGCCTAGCACAGTGGAAGAATTTGAAGCCATGTTCCCTGCTGCCTACTACCCATACAACGCTGGTGAGGTTGTCAGCTCAGGGACGGAAGAGGTCGCTGTGGGTGATAACGCCTATCCAATCCCCGAAGCTATCAAGGCACTGCCTGGCTACGGCTGGTCAGCAGGAACGGCACGAAACTATGTGGACTATGAAAATAAAAAATATGTTCAGTGTGTGAACAGCGTTGATTTGGGGACAAAAAACTGGCTGATGTACAAAGACGGCGACTACACCCCATTTTTCTATTTGAATGGTATCTCGGACATTCGGGGTGGCACACCAAATTTTCTATGTTCAAAATATCAGTATGCTAAGATTGGCGTTACTGACAACGTAACCGGTTTATACGTTTTGGAAAGTACGATAGTGCGTGTGCGAGACACCGCCTACACCGACGCCGCCGCATTTAAACAGGCAATGCAGGGCGTAATGCTGTATTACGAACTAGCAACACCAATCGTAACCGATATTTCAACCTTGATTGATGATGATTTTCTGCGAAATCTAACAGTCGAAGCAGGTGGTTCAATCACGTTCAAAAACAGCAATGGTGACGATTATAGAATACCCGTTCCGAACGAGGAAGAGTATATCGTGAAATTATCAGAAGTAGGAGGTACAACATGACGGATTTACAAAAGAAAATGGCTGACAAACTGGGGCTGACGGAAGACAATTTTCGCAAGCCAAAAGTCACTGAGATAGACAGGATAAAGGCAAACGTTGATTTTCTGGCTATGATCAGTGGCGTAGAGCTGAATGAGGTGAGCGGCGATGAGTAAAAACTATGCAAAGGTCAAGAGATACTATGACAGTTGTTTGTGGTCGGTTGCTATGGTACACACCGCCGTCGGCAAGTGGATCACGGCTGAGGAATATGAGATGATCACAAAGGAGGTATACCATGAAGCAGAAGTTAGCGAAACTCGTTGACGTAAAGTCGATAGTAACTATCCTGCTGACAGCGGTGTTCTGCGTGTTGGCACTGCGCCGCACGATTTCAGCAGAGCAGTTCATCACGGTGTTTACGGTGGTGATCTCGTTCTATTTCGGCACGCAGTCAGCCAAAAGAAAGTCAGGTGATGACGAGTGACGGAAGCAATTATCGTTGCACTGATAACAGCGGCTTCGGCGGTAGTGTGTCAGCTCGTTATAGCATCTAACAGTCGTAAGACTATGCAACAGGCGCAGTATGATAGCCAAAAACTCATTGAGTACAAGATAGACAAGCTGTCTGAGCGTGTGGACAAGCACAATTCCGTTATCGCACGGACGTACAAGCTGGAGCAGGACTATGCTTTGATTGATGAGAAAATCAAGGTGGCTAATCATAGAATTGACGATTTGGAAAGGAAGTAATTTTTATGGCAAAGACATTCAAGGGTATTGACGTTTCACAGTATCAGCAGAGCATTGACTTCAAAAAGGTAAAAGCTTCGGGGGTCGATTTCGTTATCATTCGTGCTGGCTTCGGCAAGTACGCAAATCAGAAAGACCCATATTTCGAGAGCCACTACAAGGCAGCTAAGGCGGCAGGGCTAAAGGTCGGTGCTTACTGGTACAGCTATGCGGCAACTGTCGCTGAAGCAAAGGCAGAGGCTCAGACCTGTATCAACGCTATCAAGGGCAAGACGTTTGAGTATCCGATATACTTTGACCTCGAGGAACGTTCACAGTTCGCAAAGGGCAGAGCATTTTGCAACAGCCTTGTCAAGACTTTCTGCAATGCACTTGAACACGCAGGCTACTGGGCAGGACTGTATATTAGCCGTTCGCCTTTACAGCAGTACATATCTGCCTCTGTTGCCAAGAGGTATGCCCTGTGGGTCGCTGAGTACGGCTCACGTTGCAACTACGGCGGAACATATGGTATGTGGCAGTACACCAGCAGCGGCAAGGTCAGCGGTATCAGCGGCAATGTTGATATGGATATCTGCTATGTGGACTATCCTGCAAAGATCAAGGCGGCAGGGCTGAACGGCTTCAAGAAGCAGGCTATCAGACCGACTAACAAGCCGACTACAAGCTCCACCAAGAAGACAGTAACGTACACTGTGAAGCGTGGAGACACGCTCTCGGGCATCGCACGGCGTTACAAGACCACTGTTGCGAAGCTTGTCAAGGATAATGGCATCAAGAACCCGAACATTGTTTACGCAGGGCAGAAAATTAAAATCAAGTAGGTAGTAAGACAGCCGTCTCGGACTTTTATGGGTCTGAGGCGGCTGTTTTGGGTTTAATATTATTTATGATATAATGCAAAACCATGTATAATTTTACTGCTTCTAGGCAAAATACAACTGAGCAAAGCTAAAAACTTGTGAAAAAATCTCAAAAATGCTTGACAAATCTCTAGAAAACGTGGTACAATTAGCTTTGAAAATGGAGGTTTTATTATGTTACTTGAATTCTCTTGCTCTAACCATAAATCATTTAAAGATAAGATAGTCTTTTCAACTGTTGCAGGCAAAGACAATACATTTGAAGATCGTTTGATGAAGTGTGGCAAATATCGTGTTTCAAAAATTAGTGCAATATATGGTGCAAATGGCTCTGGAAAAAGTAATTTTATTGACGCAATCCAGTTTATGAAATTGTTGGTTATCAACAGTATTAATCATCAGCCTGGAGATGAGATCAGGCAGCAACCGCATAAATTATTAAGTTTTGATGTACCGAGTGAGTATAGTGTTCAGTTTGTTGTGAATGGCATAATATATGCATATGGTTTTGCATTACAAAACAAGCTCGTTGTTGATGAATATTTATTTTATTTTCCAAATGGTAGGCAAAAGAAGATTTTTGAAAGAACTGCAGATGACTACATCCCTGGAGATTCGTTTAAAAATAAATTTGACTCTTGCAAAGATGTCATAAAACCGAATCGTCTATTTTTGTCCTGTGCCGCAAATTTTAGTGCTGTTCAGGAGATTGAAACGGTTTTTAACTTTTTTAAAGAAGAATTAGTTATATATCGAGGCTTTGGTCTTGATAATT